ATTATACCGCGCCTAAGATGAATCAAGTGACGCCCAATACTTCAAATGCAATGTCTAAATATAAAACTGTACCAACATTGACAAAAACACCGAAACGCCCGGCTAAACCACAAATGGGAATGGATGCTCCTGCTGCTAAAAAAGGACGTCCTTACTAATGTCAGATAATAATGAACAAAGTGAAGAGCCTGTATCAAGGCTAAACAGTATTCAAAGGATAAGTGCTGCATATCAATCAATGTATGCACCTGCAGAAGAAACTGAAATTAATGAAACTGAAATAGAAAATGAGGAAGATAAAAATGTTACACCCACCTAGTTGGCAAAAAGATGCTCTACCCACAGGTCGTGGATGGGCTCATCCAAAAACAGGCGAACTATTGAAAGCTACAAGGCATTCAACCGCTGATATTAATGATTATCTTGGTATTCCTAAACAAGCTGCACCTGCTCCTGCGCCTGCAGCAGTACCTGATGTACATGAAGAACCAGCAGGTGGTATGAAAACAGCTGTAGCTGAAGGAGATCAAATGGAAATGTTACTTGAAGCTGATCCTATTAATTTAAATAATATGACTAAACTGGAACTTGAAGCATATGGTCGTACAAAAGGTATAGAGCTTGATAGACGTAAGTCTAAAGCGGACCTTATAAATACTCTTAACGAAAGTTAACTTTATAAAGAGTACACATTATGAGCGAAAAGCTTGATGACGATCTACTAGAAGAAGATTTAGTACGATTTGCGATAAAACAATATTATACGCCGCTAGGTATTGACTTTGATGAATTCTATACTGACCTTAAAAGGTTTCAGTATGTAAAGAGATTATTAAATAGATATTGTGATTATGGTAAGTTGGGAGAGAGATTAGTTCTTAACCATCTTATTATAATCTTTAATGTGTTTGGTTATTATGGTGGATTGAAAATATTAGAGACTAAACTTGATGATAGGCATTGGCCTATAATTAAACCGTTTTTATTATTCTTAAAAGCAATTAGAAAAAGTCAATATGCGGATGTCATTGTCGATAAAGAAGTAGAAGAGAAACTAGGAAAAATATAATGGGATTAATAAAATCAGCAGCCGATCTGGCTTATACATTTAGATTCCTTGCTCTACTTGTAACTCCGTTTAATAAGACAAAAGCTTTTGAAAAAGGCATTATTGATGAGTTTGGTAAACGTCTTAAGAAACCCCCTTTCTCTTTAATACAGGATCGTGAAGATTATGCAAATTATTATACTCGATTCATACGACTTGTATTTAATGTTAAGAAATTAATAGGTAAAGTACCTGGTGGTAAAACACGAATTGCTTCTTATGCAGCTGCGTTATATCTTATTAAAGAAGACTTTGGCGTCAGTGAAAAGAAACTGAAACAGGGTTTAAACGAGTTCGGTGTAGACTTTAATGATTTCTTAGCCGAGAATACAGAGTGGTTTATGTTAGAAGATAAACAACTATCACCTGGAATATATCGTTTAAAGAATGATAAAGTTTTAAATGCAACATACGAAGAGCTTGTTTATAAGAATGACAAAGTTCGTATCAACGAAGAATCATTTCCTATTGGATCTGTATTTGGACTTGACATATATGAAGCAGTTCATCAGAGAAGTAATCAAAAAATATTCATTACAGCTGGGGAGTTATTAAGATGAAAAAGAAAGTCGAAGAAGAAGTACCTGGTAATGCAGTCGGTCAAGGCGGAGTCAATATGGCACCTAACGCTGGACCGAGACTCAAAGTAATGAATGTAACTGATCGTCGACGTAGAAAAGATAAGCAACCAGTTATGTTAAAACGATTTAGGCAATTTGCCGAGGAAAATTAGATGTTGAAAATTTATATATTTCTACTGATAATGGGTATTATCGGTGGAGTTGGTTACGGTGGATATGCATATTATATAGACAGTCAAGTAAGAATAGCAACACTACGTGAAAATAACGCTAAGCTTTTAGTAGCAAATGAAACTAAAGATGCAACAATAGCATCAATGCTTGCAAGTCAAAATCAATCCCAAGAATTAAATAAAGCTTTATCAAAAAGATTACAGGTTGCAGAAGCCTATAGTGATACATTACAAGCTAAGTTTGCAAAAGTAAATCTTATGAAAAGCGCAATTGAAGATCCATATGGACTAGAAGGAAGAATAAATAATGCGGTGGTACGTTTACTTGATGGCCTTAGGGCTGACACTGACCCTGACAGGGTGTCTGGGGCGAAGCCCTGAACCGATAGTTGTTACAAACACTTCGGTTATAAAAAACAATATTCCAATACAGGCAAGGCCTAAACAACTGGTATTATCAGATGTAAAATGGTATGTTGTATCTGAAAAGAACCTAGATGAATTCATGGTTAAGTTTAAAGAAGATGAAGGTCTCTTAGCATTCATAGCTGTGTCACCTCAGGGTTATGAGAACCTTGCGATGGACATAGCAGATATGCGTAGATATATACTACAACAGAAAGATATAATACTATATTATGAACAATCACTTGAACCTCCTGTACCAGAAATAAAAGAAAAATAAACTTATTTTTATTATGAAAGTATCCCAAAAGATACACAATTAGCTGTTTACAAAATCCTAACAGTGATATATAATAGTAATAACAAACATAGTTAGGAAAATGTAATGGCAACACCCAATGTTGACACACGAAAGCTTTTGTCAGAAGCTAAATTTTACGATGGATATTCACGATTTAATGATGAACTTGAACGTTACGAAACATGGGATGAGGCCGTTGACCGAGTCATAGGAATGCACGAAGGATATTACGCCGAACAGAATGACGGTGATAATGGACTTCAAATGTATATTGATGAAGCACGTAAAGCATATAAAGAGCAAAGAGTTCTTGGTGCTCAGCGTGCTTTGCAGTTTGGCGGAGATCAAATCTTAAAACATCAGATGAGAATGTATAACTGTACATCTACATATGCAGATCGTGCAGAGTTCTTTGGTGAAATATTCTATATGTTATTATGTGGTGCTGGTGCTGGTTTCTCTGTACAGGCACATCACGTTAAAAAACTTCCTAAAGTTACACTACGTACAAAACAACCTAAGAGTCATATCGTAGAAGATTCAATCGAAGGTTGGGCAACAGCTGTTGATGTTCTTATGTCATCATATTTTGTAGGTGGTGGTAAATGCCCAGATTATGCAGGTCGAAGGATTTACTTTGATTTAAGTCTCATACGACCAAAAGGTGCAAAGATATCAGGTGGATTTAAAGCACCTGGTCCAGAAGGATTAAGACTAGCTCTCGATAAAATAGAACACTTATTACAGGACATAGTATTAACCAATGAAAATCCAACAGCTTTACGCCCTATTAATGTATATGACATTTGCATGCATGCTGCTGACGCAGTCCTTTCTGGGGGCGTGCGCCGTTCTGCTACTATATGTTTATTTTCGCCTACTGACGAAGAAATGATGACAGCAAAGACTGGCAATTGGTTTGTAGATAATCCACAACGTGGTAGATCAAACAACAGTGCAGTCATTGTAAGAGACAAAACAACTAAAGAACAGTTCGGTCATATTATGCAATCAGTACGTGAATTTGGCGAACCAGGTTTTGTTTTCGTTGAAAGTACTGAGCATACAACTAATCCATGTGTTGAGATTGGTATGTATCCACAAATCAAAGGTAAGTCTGGTTGGCAAGGTTGTAACCTCACTGAGATCAATGGCGGCATGTGTCATACAGAAGAAGACTTCTATAAAGCATGTAGAGCCGGATCTATTCTTGGTACAATGCAAGCTGGCTATACAGATTTTAAATTCCTATCAGATACAAGTAAAAAGATCTTTGATCGTGAAGCACTCATCGGTGTTTCTATTACAGGTTGGATGAATAATCCAGATGTATTATTTGATAAAAAAGTCCTTGAAAAAGGTGCTAAGATAGTTAAAGAAATTAATAAAGAAGTTGCAGCACTACTCGGTATTAATGCAGCAGCTCGTACTACTTGTGTTAAACCATCTGGTAATGCAAGTGTTCTGTTACAAACCGCATCTGGAATACACGCAGAACATTCTCAAATGTACATACGAAATGTACAAATGACAAAAGATTCTGAAGTAACTCAGGCAATACAAAAAGCAAATCCTTATATGGTCGAAGATAGTGTATGGTCTGCAACAAACAGTGATGTTGTTGTGTCGTTTCCTATCATTCCAAAGAAAGGTTCTTATGTAAAAGAGGATCTGATTGGTGTTGACCATCTTGAAAAGGTTAAACTTGTTCAACAGCATTGGGTAAATGCCGGAACAAATATAGAATTATGTGCTGATAAAGGCGTACGACATAATGTATCTAATACAATACTCGTAGATGATTGGCATGAAGTAGAACAATATGTATATAAGAATAGACATTCATTTGCTGGAATATCATTTCTTTCTATGACTGGAGATAAAGACTTCAATCAAGCGCCGAATACAAGTGTAATATCAGCAAAAGAAATGGTAAAGAAATATGGAACAAGTGCTATATTTGCTAGCGGCCTTGTGGTTGACGCTCTTGGTGCTTTTAATAACTTATGGACTGCTTGTGCAACTGCTCAAGGTTACGGTGACGATATCTCATTGGATAATTCAGCTAATAGTATTAAGCGCGATTGGATTCGCAGGTTTAATAATTTTGCAGACAACTATCTTAAGTCTGATATGAAGATGGCTGAGTATTGCTTAAAAGATTCTCATCTATTACATAAATGGGAAAAGATTAATAAAAACTTTGTACCAATTGTATGGACAGATGATCTTACTGAAAAGAAATATACTGACGTAGATACTATTGGTGCTGTTGCCTGCCAAGGTGGTGCATGTGAGATTGACTTTTAATGGATACTTATATTGTAGAATGTGATGTATGTGATGCAGAATGCCACATAGTATCAAGAGAAGAGCCAGAATTTTGCCCACAATGTGGTACAGCAACGAGACCTGTACTTCTAGATAAGGAAGATGAAATATACGAATAGATGACGTATAAATAGTAGCATGTGGTATTATGAAAATAAATTATATGATGAAGCCCCAAAAGAATACATGGGATTTGTCTATCTTGTAACCGATTTGAATACTAATAGAAAATACATTGGTAAGAAACTATTCTGGAATACGCGTAAGCTCAAACCTTTAAAGGGTAAGACAAGACGCAGAACACAGATTGTAGAATCTAACTGGAAGAGTTATTACGGTTCAAATGAGGAACTTCAGCAGTTAGTTGAAATCTCAAATGCCGAAAGATTTCTAAGAGAGATACTATATTTGTGCGCTAAGAAAGGTATCATGGGTTACCTAGAAGCACGAGAGCAGTTTGATCGTAATGTTTTGTTAAGTGATGAATATTATAATAATTTTATTGGATGCAAAATCCATGGAAAGCACGTAGCTGGATTAAAATGATAATATTAGAATTAACAGAAAATGCAAAAGCCTATATGCAAAAAGTAGGCGATCCAAATGTATCACTATCTGTAAAAGGTGGTGGATGTTCTGGCTTTCAGTATGAATGGGGTACAACAGATCAAAAACCAACAGTCGATAACCTATGGTTAGATCCAATGGCTGAGATGTTTGTATTTGGTTGTACTATAGACTATGTCGAAGAATTAGGTGGATCCTACCTTAAAGTAATAAATCCCAATGCCAAGGCCCAATGTGGGTGCGGCGAATCTTTTGGAGTATAAGAAATGTATGAATATAGAGCAGAACTAGATAGAGTTGTAGACGGTGATACCGTAGACGTAGATATTGATCTAGGGTTTGGCATATGGTTAAAAAAGGAAAGAGTTCGAATTATGGGTATTGACACACCTGAAAGTAGAACAAGTGATCCAATAGAAAAAATATTTGGTAAAGCAGCTGCAGCACGCTTGAAAGAACTTATTCAAGAAGATTGTATATTAGTTACAACTAAAGATCGATCAGGAGAAGATGAGCGTGGCAAGTTTGGTCGTGTGTTAGGTGATTTTAAACTCGCTGATGGACGCCTCGTAACAAAGGTGTTGATTGATGAAGGGCACGCGGTAGATTACTATGGCGGATCTAAAGAAGAGTTACAAGAGCAGCATATGAAGAACAGAGCATTCCTTATAGCAGGCGGAGTTGTTACATTACCAACATAAAAATAATTAAATTTAACTGTTTACATTCCTTTATAACCGTGCTATAATAGTGTCAAAGGAGCGCTAAATGATTATTATTGATTATAATGGAATTGCTATTGCCAATATTATGGTACAAAAACTAGCAATTGATGAGAATGTAATTCGCCATATGATACTTAATTCTATTCGAATGTATAGAAAAAGGTTTGGCAAAGAATACGGTGAAGTTGTACTATGTTCAGATGCTGGTGGAAACTGGCGCAAAGAGCTTTTCCCACAATATAAAGCATCACGTAAGAAAACAAGAGCTAAATCATCAATGGATTGGCAAGAAGTATTTCGTATTACTTCTATGGTACGTGAAGAGATACGTGAAAACTTTCCATATAAAGTTATGCATATTGAAGGCTGTGAAGCAGATGATTGTATTGCTCAACTCGTAGAAGAGACTCAAGAGTTCGGTAAAGCAGAAGATGTAATGATTATATCTTCAGATAAAGACTTTGCTCAATTACAGCGTTATTCAAATGTCAAGCAGTTTTCGCCTATGCAAAAGAAATTCATTGTAGAAAACAATCCTAGAGTAGTACTAGAGGAACATATTCTACAAGGCGATACATCAGATGGTGTACCTAATGTACTATCACCAGATAATACATTTACTGATGGTCTACGACAAACTCCGCTTCGTAAGAAGCTACGTGATTTACTTGTAGAAGATCCTAA